AGCTACGGTGTTCGCAGAAAGATTTATTACATCACTATTTGGGTCATTAAAATTATAACCTAGTGTTGCATATACGCCTGTCGCATTATTAACTGATGCCATTATCTAAACTCCAAAGAAAGGTGTCAAAGGTGGACTTGTAGGTCCTTTTGGTGAATTATGTATATGTGTGTTGAATATGCCTTTATTAATAACGTCAGACATCAATACCGCATCCATAATACCAAACTGTGCTAAAGGCGATTCAACCAAAGTTAATGAAGTGATTGGACCTGGAGTATATACACCTAAAGGTCCTGCATATAAACCTGTGCCAGCATTGATTCGTGTTGAAGCTGTAATTAAGTCTGCTTCAGCTGCACCAGCAACTACTAAATCCGAATCAATATAAACATGGTCGGCTGCGGCCAAACGAATAGAACCACCAAAGTTTTCATTTCCAGTAATTGCCACATCAGAATCACCTGATACAGAAATATCACCCACCACCCTAGTGTTCATTTTACCACCGACCAAAATGTTATAATCACCTGCCACTTGAACATTATGACTACCTTTAATATCCATATTGGCATCGCCTTCAATGGTAATATTACAGGTACCTTTGATTAGAACATTTTTGCCTTTTAAGTGTATTTCGTAACCAGTACCATATACCTTATGCACCTCATCGCCATTAGGATGCATTTCCAAGAATGTCCCTGCTCTATGCTGCAACCTTACTCGTTCTCTTGATGGAGTGTCATCCATCTCAAAGGAGTGACCAGATTCCGTCTGTTGTATATTATTGTATGGATAGACCGGCGGCGTATCAATGTTTGCCGCTGATTCCGGTTCTGTCCAAAGATTATCTGATGGTGCTTCTGGTATAGTTGCCATAATTAAGGTGCCGATTTATTTTGAGTTGCGGGTTTAGCTGGTGCCTCGTAAGCAGCAATTGTTGCGTTAGCTGCATTTAATTCTGCCTGACTTGTTGGCACTAAAAGACCAACTGTGGCAGCTCCAGCAATATTTACTGCACCTGCGGCCGCTGCGACTGTTAAATTTATTGTATCTCTTGCGGCTGATGCTGCTGCTTTTGCTTCTTTAATAATTTCATCGTAATTTCCATCACCTTTCGAAAAACCATCAGAAAGTCCGGCACCAATATCTGTAAATATGGCACCAATCAACTTAAGCAATCTTGCCAAACAATCTTGTAACAACGCCAAAAATTTAGCAGGCAAACTTAAAATCCATGCAATAATTGCTCTTAGTTTAGCAATGTATGCTACCACATATTTTTCAAAATCTAAAATTGGTTGCAAAATTTGTTTGTTTATATAATTAATTTCTCTTGCAATTGCTTTTAAAGTGTTTGCCAACCAAGATGCTTCTCCTGTTGCATCAGTAAGTCCTAAAGCTTTCAATACAGCACGAATTGCATCTCTAATTGGTTTTGCAATTGCCTTTGCATACTCTTTAAATTTAATATTTTTTTGTATATCAGTAACAAAATCACACACATGGGATAAATGGTCGTTTGCATAACCAACAGAAGTATTTGCTACTTGACTTCTAGCAATTCCAGGTTGTTGTGGATTACCTTTTTCTGGTCCATCACCAGAATGAACCGGTGCTGGTGATGGAGATTCAACTGCTGTTCCGCCAACAAAGGTTACACTTACAGTCGATGGTGGTTTTTGAATTTCGTCTGCCATTTTATTCCTATTTTGATAAACCGGGTAATACACCCATCATAATTGGTGCTTGTGCAGAATCACCATCTACAAAGAAACCAACAATCCAATCACCAAGTCTTGGTGCAGAAAATGTTTTTGCGTTATTAATTGGATACATTGGTTGTGCCCAAGGCAAATCTTTTGTGGGTAATTCACTTATATTATCTGTGTGCCAACCAAATATTCTTAGTTGACATCTACCCATACCTAAAGGGTCTGCACGATTCTCAACCACGCCAATAAACCAAACGAAATTATCTTTACCAATAAAATTTTGCATTATTTTTTAATCGCCACATTATATTCAGCTGATGTATTATTAACGCCACCAATAGGTGTTGGTGAACTGTCTTTAGCAACTTCAAGTATCGTTTGAAATACTGTTGGTTGTATAATATGTCGAACAGCTGTCACCAAGTATTTGCCTGAATAATACTTATCTAGTTCTTTTTTTTCTACTGGTTTTAAAGACAACAAATTAAAGTTAATTGTTCTACCAGCAGTAATACCTGTGTCACCAGGAATTTTTAATTTTAATACATTATAATTAGCAAGAGAAATCTGTGCTGTTCTATTTGGAACATATGTTTCTACTGCAATATTTTTTGCAAAAGCACCAGGTACTTGTTTTATATAAGCTGAATTTTGATGTTGAGCATTTCCAGTCATTATCTTAAATGAACCTTCATATGAGGTTTGTTCAGTTTTACCCAATCTATTCAATAATTGATTGGATGGTGCATTACCATTTAATGTCTGTGCTTGTTTTTTATATTTTGTATAATTAAAATCGGTAGTATTTGCCGTTCTTGTTGTTGTATCAATACTAATTAATCTGTTTGCAAATGCACCAGAATTAATTTGTTCCATCATATCATATACTTTTACAAACTCATAATCCAACACAGTAATAGTTTTTTCTTGAAATGATTGATTCTCTTTTTCAATATTTTTTACTTGATATTTATAAGTTGAATAGATATCGTCTTTGAACATTGATTGTAAAGAACGGTAATTAAATCCATTTTTAGTTTCAAAAAATAACATATCAGCACCAATACTACCCGCTTTGAGTGGCCTTGCATATGTTGACAACCAACTAATTGCTTCAAAAGGTTTTAATCGAGGCACAATAAAATCATAAACACCAGTAGTTTCTTCAATTGTTACAATTTTTTGTTTTACATCAACTTTGAGTTTATCTACCAAAATATTTGATATAATATCTGATATTTTTGTGCCTGTATAAGATTTTGAAATTTTAGTCTGTTCTGAGAGAATTAATTCTTCTGAACAAAAATACAATGTATAAACTTCGGAATTCATGTTACCGCTAGGTTTTCTATCTCCAACCTTATATACACGATATAATCTATCGGTACTATTGGCACCATTTTTTGTTTTACCAAAATTAACTTCAATAAATTCATTACCGGTTAATTGTAACATCTCAACTAAACCTTGAGCATCACTTACTGTAATGTAACCTGATACCGCAAAACTATAAATGTCCTCATAATAAGACATTTCTAACATTATTTTCTTTAACTCGAATCTTTGGCCACTAGCGGTTAAAAAGTTAAGAGTTTGTAGATAGTAATCCTGCGGATAGTATGCACCAGGATTTTCTATCTGTTCGTAATTGTTTTCTACAAGTTCAGCCATATTAACTCAATAATGATTTAAATTGTTTTTCTACTTCATCTACATAGATTGAATTGAGAATTTTAATTGTTCGTTTTGCATCATTTAAATCCACTTCATAGTCATAATAAGTTACCGCTCTTTTGGTAATAGTAATTGTAACACTATTAGTTGCGGTTACATAAGTATTAGTGCTATCTGTTAATGTATTGTAAGTATCCTCATCAATAACAATTTTTTCTACGGATGTTGTTTGAGTTGAAGAATCATACTTAGTAACAATTTTTTCATAATACTTTATAGTGCTGTATGGATTGAATGTTTGATACTTATCTTCAATATACTTATTAAATGATGTGGATTCAATTGGCCAATCCCATTGAGGGTCTACAATCTGATTAGTGAATAGAACAATCCAATATCTATAAGAATCGCCATAGTATTTGTATGCGATAGTTTCTGGTGTATCACCTTCTTGAATGTCATAATCATAATAGATTACTGGATTCTTCAAAAACTCAGGCACAATAGAAACCCGAGCCATAAGATTGGTTAAAATAATAGAAGTTCTATTACTGTCTGTTTGAATTATTTTTGGTAAAGTATCAAAATATTGCATTTTAATAACCTTGTTCTATTTTATCTCTTGTAATCAATTCGATTTCTTTGAAATTGATTGTTAATTGTGTTTGAACTGGTGCACCATCATCATATGTAGAAAAACCATTTGGTGCATAATTAACGTCAACACTCGTAATAACACTTTTTGCGATACGATTAATTTTTCTATTTTCTCTGCCATTAAAATAAAACTTTGGTTCAAAAATAGATGGTGGAATGAAGAACATACCGCCAGCTGTACCTAAACGAGGTGCGGAGTGTTTTTTAAACATTTCAATAATTTTTGCAACAGTTTGTGCTTCTTGTTTAGAATATGGCGTAAATGTAAACGCCATTTGATAATCTCTAAAATTAATACCATCAAATAATAATTGTAAATTAGGATTAAAAGCATATCCTTGACTTCTTAGAAGAAGTTTGAGTGCATCATTTTGTCTAAAATTTTGAACAACCGGTTTTAAAACTGCACTAACTAATGGTGTTTGTTGAGCCGCTGTTGCTAAACTAGTGTTCTCATATTGAGCATTATAAGTAAAGTTGACCGTATCGGGAATATATAATGATATGGATCCAACAGGTGTGGTTTTGGATTGTGTAAATGTTAATGCTTTAGTGATACTTGATGGATCATTAAGAAAATTGGTGACACCTTCAGATGTTTCTTTTAAAAATGCTTTTGGGTCGCTAAATGCATCTTTAACTGTATTGGCAACTGTATCCAATCCACTTGAAAATCCTTTTGCAACTTTGTCTTTTAATTCATCATATGTTGCAGGCTTTACTTCTAAAACATTGAATTGAATATAATGACCTCTTGTGGCCGAACCCAAATCTCTAGGATATGATAAATCGTTACGACCAAATTTATTGCCAAATAAAGCACCCAATGGTCCACTCGTTACTGAACCAGGAATGGTTAATCCACCGATTGATGTTGGTATTGAAATGATGGCCATTTAATCCTCTGAAAATAAAATTATACATAGTTATTTATGGCATATTCTGGACGATTTAAACCTTCTCACCCCCAAAAATACATTGGGGATTCAAATAATATTATCTACCGTTCTTCATGGGAATGTAAGGTAATGCACTGGCTCGACAAGAATCCAGACATTGTGTCTTGGGCTTCAGAAGAATTAACTGTTCCTTATGTTTCTC